GCGCTCACGAGAATAAGAACGAATTCGTCCTTCCATCCTTTGTCGTTTGATTGCCTCACGGCTGCTTGATACTCAATTTCGCCATTAGCCATTTTCTGTGCGTGCAACATTGCAGCATCTGACTCGAGCATTTTGCGCTGCTGTCTATTTTTCATAATGTGGGTGCCAGCGCCGATTGCTAGTTTGACTACGTCAAGTATCATGTGATTATAAAGTTATTCCTAAGATGATAATTACGATAATTACTGTACCGATAATTTTGGTTTTCTTGGATGTGTTGTCCCACTTTTCCATTAACCATTCTTTTACTGATTGGATCATTTGCGTCTCCTCTTCTGTTTTATCCCAGCCTCGTTAAGTGCGATGGCTATGGCTTGCTTTCTATTTTTAACTTTTTTCTTACTTTTGCCAATATTTAATTTACCTTTTTTAAATTCACGCATTACCTTACTGACTTTCTTTTGTTTTCTGTCAGTTGTTTTACTGAGTTGTTGTCTTGATATTGCCATTATTAATTAAAAAGATCTACTCCTGAATAATCAGGCAAGCCTGTATTAGGATCTATTGGAAAATCACCAGCCGCTAATTCAGTTGGTGCAAGAGCAAAAGCAGCGGTTGAAACTGGTAGGCTTGATAAAGCCGCTAAAGGTTTAGCTAACGGTGATATAAATCTACTAAAGATGCCTGGTGATTTAGCTACCTCTTTCGCCGCGGTGGTATACGCTGAACCTGAACCAACAATTCCTGGTAGCCCTCTAACAGTTGGTTTAAATCTTACATCTCTTGGTGGCCCTGTGAAACTTCTTGCAGCTAATGCGCTTCCTAAAATACCAGCGCCTATTGCCGGCCCAACTAATGGATTTGTTTCATCTACCTGTGTCGAAACTTCTGGTGATACACCGATGCCAGATGGTCTTGTGTCAATAATCTGTTCTGGTGCAGTGTCATCAAAGTCGTCTAATAAATTATCAAACTGTATGTTTTGTAAATCAGGATTGCTAAATAGTCTTAGTCTTGCATCCTCCGCAGGAGATATACCTAACATCTGAGCTGTGGTTGGATCTGCGTCTGGTTTTAAACCAAACAAAGATGATATAGCCTGTCTAACAGGAGACAACCTTGCTAGTTGTCCTAACCTTTTTTTATCTTGTTGAAACTGTTCACCTTGAAAACCTGATCTTAAACTATCCAAAATACCCATGCCCGACGTTGGGTTCAATCCTAAAAGTTGATTTATTTGTCTCCGCTCTGCTAAAGATCTATCGACTGGATTCTGTTGTATGTCCTGTAATCTAGCAAAATCAGTTGCGCTTATAAGTCCCTGTTTAAATTGGTCAGCTAGTAAACTTCTACCAATAACAGAGTTTCTAAAATCAACATCCTGTATTGCCTTTGCTGTTTTAGCATCATACTTTGATACGTCTGATAAACCCTCACCGGCAAGAGCTCTTCTAAGACCTTTTTCAATGGCTGCTTTACCTTCTTCTGTTTTTTTAAAGTCTTGAGTTTTCTTTAAGTTTCTAGCTCTAGGTCCGCCTTCTGGTGGACCTTTTTTATCTGTGTTCCCACCTAATGCGCCCATTGAACCCTTACCAACAGTTGTGCCTCTTCCTGGTTTTGCTCCCCCTAAATGATTTGCCATTAATTTGTCTCCTTAACTACAGCTTGCATTTGATTTATACCTTGTTTTGCAAGTGAGACACTAGCACGAAGTTTAGCATGGTTGTCATCTTGTTCCAGTTTTTCGTCTGCAATATCCCTGTTTTGCATAAGTTTCATCATGTCAAGATTTGCTTTTTGTTGTCCCTCTTCTTCTTTTCTTTGCTCTTCACGAGCTTTTAGATCTAGGTCTCTGTCTTTTAATTTAAGAACTGGGTCGTTTTCTACTTGGTTTAGAACTTCTTTTTCTGCTTTTGCGTAGTCTGATGTGAATTCTGCAATCAATTGTGACTTCCTAGCCTCTATTGCAATCTGTATGGTCTGTATTTTTTGTTGAAATTGCACAAAATCAGGATTTTGTTGCACCTGCGGGCCTAATTGTTGCACTAAAAGTTGCATTTCTTGCTGTACAGCCACTAATTCTTGTAATTCCTCTGCAAATTCTATCTCAATTTGCTCTGTAGCCATCAAATTTATATGTTCCATGCAATTTTGTTGCAGAATTGATAAACATTTTGGGTTATTTCGTGCCATCATGGTCCCCATGAACTGTAAATGCGCTCTCATGTGTGCCTGATGGTCTTGTTTTGGGAAAGCTTGTATCTTTTTACCGTTCAACGCTAAAATATTTTCACTCGCAGGGTCCATTGGCGCTGGTTGTGGCGGTGGTGGTAGTAAAAGATCAATATCTTTTACACCAAGTGCTTCATACATGTGTCTGTATGCTTGATAAATATTGTGCATCTGTGGATTTGACATCGCCATTTGTAATTCTGTTTGTGCAACTGTAATTCTTTGTGTTTGTGAAAATATATTTGGATCTGCAACAGGTATGATGTCTACTCTGTTGTCAAAGTCAGCTGCAAAAATTTGTCTTTGTCCACCGACAATGTCGTATGGATATGCTTTTGGTAAGAACGTTGCAAAGTTTTGAGCAAGTAACATAAACTCACACTTCATCGATTGATATAATCTCTTGTGAATGGCAGACATAACCCGCGATCCACGCTCCAAGAGCGCTACTGTCGTGCCTACCGCTGCGCCTTGATTGCCATCACCGACCTGCATGTCAGCTATGCTGGCAAAACGTTGCCCTGCTTGTACAACCACGCCCATCAGTTGAAGGAGCGTGCCGCTTGGCTCTTTGAATGGCAACGGCATAAATGCATCACGCAAGTTTCCACCAGGAGCATCAACATCACGGAACTCTCCCGGCTGCAACGGTTGAGCTTCGTCTCTAACTCTGATGCCTCTTTGTTTAAATCCGGCTGGTAAGTTTGACAAGGTGCCGGCGTCTAGTAATTGTCTAAGTGCTGCAGTTGCAGTTCTAGACAATCCGCCGATCATGTGGATTAGGCCGAACCCATAGAAGCCAAGTCCTGGTAGGAACTTAAAGTGTACGAAATATTCTTTTTTCTTTTTTAGTGGATCTTGTGCACCATAGTTTCTACGAATAGAAAGCACGTTCCCCGTTTCGTCGTGCACGGTTACAACATATGGTAATTTTATTCCTGTCTCTTCACCTGTTTCCATGTTTTTATCTTCATAGCCTTCTAGGTCTAATTCAACATGGCACTCGAGCAGTGTGTGCATTTCTGCAGATGAACCACGACTGACACCTTCTATTCTATCTTTTTTCTCTTTGACATCGCTCGTGTCATAGGTTGGCTCGCCAATATCTACATCTTTGTAAAAACCAGAAATTTGTTGTTTACGTAAATCGTTGCCTGACATTTTTACGACATGAATAATTGCTTCTGCATCTTCTAGTGACGTTGCACTGTATGGCACAACCAAATCTTCTGCAGGTACAAACTTAGAAACTGTTCTACCAAGAACAGCATCAAAATAAACTTTCTTAAATGTAGAGCCAGCAAGTGGTAAATTAAATAACATCTGGTCAAACTCTGGCTCGTACTCTTTCATGTTAATCATAAGTTGGTAGTTCATGAAATCTTTTACACGTTGTGATTGTTGTTCACGTGCAGCGTCTACCTTACCAACTATTTGTGTTCTAACCGGTCCTGATGCTGGTAACAATTCTTTGTATGCGAGTGCTTGAAACTGTGTAACTGCTTCAGCTAAAACTGGGTGTGTTGCACCTGATGCACCTTGGAATGGTTCTGATCTATTTTCGTATTTAAAACCTAGTAGGTCTAGTCCTTTGATGTAACCATCTTCCCAATCTGATCTTGAACTTTTATATTCGTTATAACTTTCTTGTAATTCTGATGCGACGTTTATTAGATCATCTTCTTCCATAAACTCCGCCAGGTTAGCGTCATGAAGTTGACCTCCCTCTAGTGCAGCAGCTTGTGGATCAAAATCAATCTCCGCTCCGCCATCATCTGTTATTTGAATGTCTACCTCGCCACCTTCTTGAAACTCTTGTGGCATTGCCACTTCGACATCTTCGTCGATTTCAACTTGTGGCATTTTTTTAGTATCGATACTTTTGTCTATTGCCATTAATAGTACGTCCTCTGTTCTAGTGACACGGGCTCATCCTCGTAGTCTTCAGGGTGTTCAACGAAGCCACCTTGTCTAAATCTCATTACGGCTTGAGTCATGCTATCTACTAAGTCATCGTGTTCACCTAGTGGAAATGCAGCGCACTCCTCTATAACCTCTTCAGCAAACTTTGCATCTGGTGCCCAGATTTGCCCTGCTTCGAAAAGTGGGGCTACAGCGTTCACTCTAGTATGTTTATCATTTCCACGGCTGGGTGTAAAGTTAATAACTGGTATCCCTAATTTACGCATTTCATAAGTCAATGGTAGTCCTGATGCTTTGCCCTCTATTATTACAGACTCCGGTTTCCAGTAGTCGTATTGTTCTTTTGCAACGCGCCGTAGTTCTGGGAACTCGTACCGTTCTTTGACGGCATCGACTAGAATAAGCGCCGGTCCGCTGTCCTCGCTTGGATAAAACACGCCCCAGGTTGTAATGGCGCTGTAGTCCGACGTTTCTTTTTTCATGAACGCTGTATCGTAGGATTGTATGACATGATGCAATGGTGGTAGGTCGTCCTTCTCCCACACGTTCCACCATTCTCTTTTGATGATGCTGCCCTCCTCTGCTGTCGGATTTTGTTGATACTGTGCGTTCCATTTGGTAATAGCTACAGATGCTTTCACCGCTTCTAATTCTTCTAGTTTCCAGTATCCTGGCCATACTGGTTTGCCTGACGGTAATATTGCGGGGAATTCGATCACTTCCCACTGGTCTGCTTTTGGTTCTTTTTGTGCTTTCATTAGTTTACCTGTCAGGTCA